ACGCACCGCCTTACTCCCTTATACATATCCAAGTGATAAGCAAAGAGAAATCAGACAGGACCCCAACGATCCTGTATCAATTCCGGTTGTGTTATCTGATAATGAACGGACAGGTATTGAGTTTTCTTATAGCTTCTTTTTACAAATAAATGAGAGTTCATTTAATGATACGGACTCTCTCCTCCATGTATTCCACAAGGGTTATAATATGGCGTATCCTCTCATGAGCCCTGGTGTATTCCTCTTAGGAAAGACAAATACGCTCCGTGTATATATGAATAGTAATCACACATGGAATAATTATATTGATGTTGAAAATGTTCCTGTGAAGAAGTGGTTTTATTTTACCATTGTATGTCGCAACAACTCTCTAGAACTATATCTGAATGGGAACTTAGCGAAGAAGTTAAAGTTTGATGGAACTCTTCCTTACCAGAATTTTGGAAACTTCTTTGTGTTCTCTCAGCGGCGTGTTGAGTTTACTCAGACAAAGATTCCCAGTGCAGATGAGAGTGGTCTCCGATTCCAGGGTCCAATGAATGGAATGATTAGTAGACTTGAATACTTCAGTTATGCTCTCTCCTTCACTGAGATTAATGCGCTTATGAATAAGGGTCCCTCGGCACACATTGTGGGTGCTGGTCCTGACAATGCGCCTCACTATTTAACAGATGCCTACTGGACAACACAGTATTCATCTTCCACATAATCTAATTAGCCAATTATCAAATTTAATCTATTTAAGGGTCTAAATTTGATAATCACTAGTCTAAAATAAGAGAATGCCAGGTGGCGGTTTAATAGTATTGGTATCTTACGGAGCACAAAATACTATTTTAAGCGGAAATCCTCAATTCACATATTTTTACAAGAATTTTCGGCGTTACAGTCACTTCAGTCAAGAGTCAGTAACTATTGCTCTTGAAGGACAAAATGAGCTATTTTATGATAGACCAATTCAACTTCGCGTAAAGATTCAGCGTGTAGCTGATTTACTAAGCGATCTCTATTTCACTTTTCGTGTTCCTGACATCTACTGTAAGGATGTTTCGGCCATAGTGCCACCATATAATCAGAGACAAGCTCGATATATTGACCCTCCAAATGCAAATACAGCAAAGCAGTTCAATTTCCAATGGGTACGATATTTAGGAGCTCACATAATTCAAAATGCATCATTCCATGTTGGCGGCCAAAAAATCCAGGAGTTTGACTCTGATTATATAATTGCAAAAGCCCATGCTGACCTTGACCAGGATGAATTTGCAAAGTGGCAGCGCCTCATAGGTGATGTGTACGAATTAAATAATCCTGCTAATGGAATATATGCTGGTATAGATGGCAACATCCCTCCTAACAAGGGCTACCCCCTTGTAGTATCAGATGGAACAACTGGGCAACAGGCAAATAATCCCAGTATTCCTGGACAAGATATTCATGTTCCGCTCCCTTTCTGGTTTACACAATCATTTGCAAATGCACTCCCACTTGTTGCGCTTCAGTCCCATGAATGCGAAATACAGCTAACTTTAAGGCCAATTCAGGAACTCTATACAATTCTAGATGTAAATGGGTATCGTGTAGCACCGGGTTATAAAGTTAATACAGCTGCATCAGACTTATCAGGTAATAAACCAGCCTATATGGATGTGAGTGGCCCGTCTGGGCAACCTGATGGAGTATTTAACCTATTTGCGGTAGATTTTGGATATACACCACCTGTCTTATCTACCTGGTTCCTAAATCCACGAATTCAATGTACTTTTACATACCTTACAGATGATGAGCGGAAGACTTTTGCGAGTCAGCCTTTATCATATCTTATATATCAGACAACACGATATTCATTTCCTGGAATGTATAACAGACAGATTCTAGATTTGGAAACACATAACCCTGTGAATCGGATATTATTTGTTCCACGGAGGTCAGATAGTCTTCAATATAAGAATGATGTGCTGAACTGGACAAACTGGTGGAATTATCCTGCGCAGCCTTTCAAAAGAAGCTCAAATTTACTTGCTTTAAGCAATGTAATCTCATCGGGTATCATTCAACCTGCGACACAGATTGGGATTATTCGGAATTTGCGCATACTTTTGGATGGTAATGAAGCACAAGAAGAGAAGCCAACCGATTATTTCACAAAGATTACTCCATGGCGCTATGAAAATGGAGGCGCTGCAAAAGAGGCTGCGTATCTTCCTGTATATTCATTTTCACTTGAGAGCCCTTCAAGTCAGCCAACTGGCTCGCTAAATACAAGTCGTGTAAGAGTATTTCAAGTAGAGGTTGACCCATGGCCACTTTCACAAAACACAAACTATGTATATAATTTGGCAGTATATGTTGAAAATATTAATTGGTTTGAAGTAGCAAGTGGTATGGGTGGCTTAAAGTGGGCGCTATAATTGTGTGAGTATTCTCTTCTTTTATTGTTAGATGAGTCTTGAAGGAATCAAGTCTATTTTTTCAAGGATAAAGAATATGATTTCTTATAAATTATACAAAGCTACAACCGACCCGGACGCAGAGCGCTTTGTTAAAGAGCAGATGTCAAATAGGGCCAAGATTGAGGCATACGAATCAAGTGATACATCAATAACGGATACATCTGGAAACACAGATATCTCTGGTACAACCTTAGCGCTACCTCCCCAAAGTCTCATAACAGAAATCATTAAAAATGTTGTATTTTCATTCTTTGTTTTTCTGTTTATTCTTTTTGCTATCTATTCAGGACATCTTGCGGCTAATGATGCAGTTATGCGTGATCCACCATATGTGATTCTCTATTTCATATATGGAATCATTTTTGCCCCATTTGTTGTAATATATTATTTTATTCAAATGCTTCGTGGCAATACAGTTAAATCATATGCTATAATCCCTATAAGGCAGGGCGCAGTTTCTGAAGGAACTATTGAAGGATTTTTCATGAGTTTTATTTCATATATTCCTGATACAGAAGCCATAAACAAAAGAGCAAAATATATGGCAGATCTGGCAGCAGCAGCAACCTAAATCTGTGTTTCTATTATAATATAGAAGCGAAAATATGGCATCAACTAAGCCATTTGTGTCAGTTGTAACTCCTACTTATAATCGCAGAAAATTTATTCCTACGCTTATAGATATTTACACTGCACAAACATATCCTAAAGACCGCATGGAGTGGATTATCCTTGATGATGGAACTGACAAGGTTGGCGACCTAATCACAAGTCTAACAAAACATATTCCAAATATTAGATATATTGCGCTAGACACAAAGACAAATATTGGCGCAAAACGGAATATTCTTAATAAGCAAGCAAAAGGTGATATTATTATTTGTATGGATGATGATGATTATTATCTTCCTGAGCGAGTTGCATATACAGTATTAATGTTTAATCGCAATCCAAAAGTTGAGCTAGCAGGTTGCTCTGAAATCTATATGTATTATACAGATATCGGAGAAATTTATAAATTTGGACCTTATTCAGCAACCCATGCAACAAATGGCACTCTTGCTTTCAGACGGTCATATCTAAAAACACATTCTCATGATGAAAGTGTAACACACGCAGAAGAGAAATCTTTCTTGGATGAGTTTAAAAATCCAACAATTCAATTAGATTGCCTTAAGATTATGCTTGTAATGAGCCATTCTGAAAATACTTTTGATAAAATTAAATTTCGTGATAAGCCAAGTCCATTTGTAAAGAAAACAGAGATGAAAATTAAATATTTTATTAAAGATAAATCTATTCGCGATTTTTTTACATCAGCTTAGACTAAGATTTCTTCAAGTTGGCTATTTTGTATGTCATGATAATATTGTCTTCTAAACTCACAAAAAAATGAGCTTGCTACACAAAGAGCCATTGACAATAACATTACTACAGTTCCAATTGCAATAGGGTCAACTTCATTCATATCTGACATCTAGAATTTTCACTGAATATAATTGACGCATCACAGGTCTAAAGATTTTAAAGGCAAATATCACAGTGATGAACACAATTATACAACCTTTACCAAATAGAGGCACATTTTATGAAAGTTCAAATAGTTATTACTCTCCATTGCGAGGATTATTTATATTAGAGGATATATTTCAAAATAGTATTTGTGAGGATTCGGAGATGTGTGAAACTCCCCCTGAAATAAAAGTTCCACTAAGACTACACCAGAAGTCAATGTTATATGCTATGGAAAATGCTGAAAATGTAGGTGCAAAGGGTCGAGCTGTATATAATGAAACCTTATATTCAAATATTGGTATTTTAGGAGACCGTGTTGGAGTTGGAAAGTCCTTAATGGTACTATCTCATATTGCGCGTATGAAGGCTAATACTAAAGAGATACACTACAATAATACATCAGTTAATAATTCTCCTTCTATCTTCAGTATTAAGAAGTATGTTATAAATGATTTATCAGCAAACACATTAATAGTTGTGCCTCATAATTTATATAGGCAATGGCAAGATTATATTGAATCACAGACAACACTGAAGGCCTGCTTCATAAAAGGTAAGACTCTATTTATTGATCCTGAGTCTACAGAAACAGAGGGACAAACAATACAAACAAAATCTCTCGCGAAGAATATTCTAAAGAGTGACTTCTCAATTGTGTCAAATACATTATATCCTGCATTAATGCAATATTGTAAAACGAATAATTTAGAATGGAAGCGTGTCTTCTTTGATGAGGCTGATTCTATTCATATTACTTCAACAACTCATCGTATTAAGGCTGGTTTTATTTGGTTCATCACCGCATCATGGGCAAATATGGTATTTCACCGTGATAGCAGATTCTCGCAGCAATCTGTTGACTACTGTAAAAAATACAAATTTCATCCAGAAGTTGAAAAATGGTTGAAAAAAGAGAGTATAGGTAATAGCAATTATTATTATGGTTCTTTTAATATAAGGTCCAACAATTATTTTAAGGATTATATGTCTCTTCATCCTTTGCGTGGAAACATTGTATTAACAAGTAGCCCTCAATATCTGGAAACATCTATTAATATGCCGCTAATTAAGGAACAGATAATTGAATGTTTACCATCTGTGGCCTCTATGATTTTAGGCAATCTTATTAATGATAGTATTAAATCACTACTACATGCTGGTGATATAAAGGGAGCCCTCAATGCTCTAGGTGTTAATGAGACTGATAATATATCCCTTATACAGGCTGTCAATCTAACAAGGACAAAAGAACTAGATAATTATAAAAAGACACTCGCTTTCAAGGAGACTCTTGAATATGCAACGCCTGCATCAAAAGAAGCCGCGCTGAAGAATTTACGCGAAAAGATTTCCAGTCTTGAGAGCCAGATCAAGACTCTCCACGATCGTATCTCAAATGTGAAGTCTGAAGTGTGCGGAATCTGTTATGATGAGCCTGACCCAGTTACAATTACTCCTTGCTGTAGCCAGATTTTCTGTGGTCGCTGTATACTTCTCAGCATGGAGAAGAATCCTGAATGCCCTATGTGTCGCGCCGTCATGAATGCAAAGAAGCTTATAATGCTTGGACAAACAGCTCCAACTTTAACACTGGATCATGAAGACCCAAATAGACCTCTTAAGAAGCCTGACCAACTCCTCAAGCTTATACGCGAGAACCCAACAGGGCAGTTCCTTGTGTTCAGTCGATATGATAATCCATTTGACCAGATTCGTATTGCGTGCGAATCAGAGAATATTTCTATAAGGCAAGTGAAGGGTAATAGAGATGTTGTGAATTCAATACTTCATTCTTTTGAAGATGGGCATACTAGAGTATTATTTTTAAATTCGGCCTATTCTGGCGCAGGTCTCAATATTATTTCT